TGGAATCCTATAATGCTCAGATAGCTGCGCAAAACGAACTAACTGCGAACGGAACTAGCAATATAATAGTATCGTCTTCTATAAGTACAATTGAAAACTCTATCAATAATTTAATAGAGAAATTTGACCTATACGAATACTATTTGTATTTTAGTTCGGCTAGTTTCGCTTGGCCAAAAGCTAGCACCACTCAGCCTTACGAATTATATTCTGTAACTTCTTCACAAGCGATTAACTGGTTGGGCTCTGCTGATACTGTTCCAACATCGGGAGCTCCTTCTTTATTGTACTCTGCTTCTATTTACGATGCAACAAATAAAGATCAATTAGTAAATTCAATACCGCAATATCTTTTAGACGATCCAAGTAATGCTCCTTATACTACGTTCTTGAATATGATCGGCCAACACTTCGATAATATTTGGTTGTATTATAAAGACGTTACTACTAGATACGATGCAACAAATAATCCTGATACTGGTATTTCTTTGGATGTGGTTTCTGATGCTTTAAGGGGATTAGGTTTTGAACTGTATACCAATTCAAACGTATCTGATAACTTGTACTATACTTTATTTGGCATAAATCAAGATGGAAGTTTATTGCCTCCTACAGGATCTGAGGTAATTAATACTTACGTCACTTCTAGTATTGCTACTATAGGTAACGAACAATTACAAGGAGAATTATATAAAAGACTGTATCACAACTTACCTTACTTACTAAAAACAAGAGGTACACAAAGATCAGTCAAAGCATTAATTTCAACATTCGGTATACCAGAAAGCATCTTAACTGTGAACGAATTTGGTGGAACTTATTGGACTGGTAGCGTTGGTATATTTGAAATAAACAACGATAAAATAGATATCGATTCCGGTTCTATGGAAAATGAGCATGCAATATTTGGTCATACAGATATGTACATGACTCCTACTGAATTAAGCGCTTCTGTTTTATCTCCTTATGCAACTGTTCAATGGTATAACACAGATAAAAGAATCAATACGACTGATGTTGAAGTTGGCTTTTCTCCTGCTAATAGCATCAATGCAAATATAACCGGATCTTTACCTAGCTTAAATATAAATCAATTGATAGGTAAACCAGAGTATGCTTATTCAGGATCTTATCCGGCTTTGGACTTAGAAAGAGATACCTACTTTGCTTCTTATACTCAACCTCATAGCGTTTGGGAATACATTAGATTGATTAAGTACTATAACAACGTACTATTCAAAACTATTAGAGATTTTGTACCTGCCAGAGTAAACTTATCCACAGGTATAATTGTTAAGAGTCACATTCTAGAAAGAAATAAGTACGCTAGACACGAGCCTAGTATGAGCATGGATAATAATCTATCTCAGTCTATCGATATGATTTACGTAGATGGTGGTAGCGGTGGATCTATTTCTGGAAGCACTATTAACTCTGGGTTTTATACTTCTTCTTTAGGGTTAATTCCTTATACTAGTACAGACGGAATAGAATTATATAACGGTGAATTTGGTGGAACTGTAATTACTGCAACTACTCAAGAGTCTATAGGCAATCAAACAGAAGTTTCGTCTATACAATTTGATGGAGTAGAGACTACATATACTACATATTCTTTAAATTATCTTTATCAAAATATATCTGCATCAGTTAGATCTCAAAGATTCTTGGATTTAGATTATACTTCTGATCAATTAACTCCTATAAATTTAGGTTTAATTACTCAGTCTATAAACAGCGCATTAACAGACAACTATAATACATACACGAATCCTAATAATCCTTACGCACAGTTGCAGGACACGAACTATAGATTGAATTCTTTTACAATACCAAGATATTATGGATCTAAAACAATAAGTGCTAACTACAACGACTATGCAGAAGGAGACGAATCTTACGGTAGCACTGCAGCGATAGACAAGATTAAGTTTCAGTACGCTTACTTAGTAGACATGTACTCTTCTTCTTTCCAATTGCCTGGTAGAGTTAATGCGCAGATTAAATATATTTTCAATAACGATCAAAACGTATTGAATTTAACTAAGGCAAACGAAAATATTTTTACAGTTCAAAACGTATTCAAGTCCGGAGAAACTGTAGATGTATCTCTATTCGATTACGATCCAAATGCTCCAGATATTCAATTTTTAACGAATAATAGAAATCTATCTTTATTCGAAGGAGGATTTAGATATTCACCTGTATTGTATAAAAGTGGATCTACTGGAACTCTTACGTATTTGTTTAAAGATCCTTTTGCGGCTCAAAATCAATTTCAAGCTACTGGATCTGCCAATTATTTTACACCTAATAGTAATAATAGCATAGGTAATTTCTCAATTAGTTCTAATTTGGTTTTTACCGGAATTCAATACGCGTATACCGTAAGTATTAATTACTTCTTTCCTGCTATAAGCCAAAGTATTAGAATAGGTTTAAGAAGAGTTGCAACAGCAGCGGGCGTAAATTTAGGGTACTCAGATCAAATATTTTTCATTGAATATAATTCAGGTACGCCTTTCCCTCAAATTTTAACTGAAATAATGCCTGGAGATCCTAGTTTATTTTTAGCTCCTGAATTATTTGATGTTTCTGCTTTTACTCCTGGCGTATTACAAACGTTTCAAGAAACTGTCTTCCTTAACTCTGTTACTGAATCTGCAACTAATGCAAGATGGTACGCCATAAATAACACTACATTAAGAATATCGCAGGCTCAATCACAATATTATGGAAGTTTTACATTCGGTGGACCTTTTATCACCAGTTCATTTGAAACCCCAGTATTTCCATTCTCTTTAGAAAAGGGAGATATGCTAAGATTTTTTAATAAATCTTCTAAAACTTTTGGAAGAGAAGATGAATTTAGAGTGGTATCCGCATATCAAGAGCAAGAGGCCGGAGTAACATACTATTATTTGACTTTAGACAGAGGATTAAGTTTAAATAATATTGATTCTGCCAATTTCCCAAGTTTTGTATCCAACTATATTGCTTTAAAACACGTGCCTGACGAGACCAATTTAATATTGAACTACACTTCAAGCGCTAATATACTTCAAGATGGTCTCATATTCCCTCAGTATATTAACCCTCTGGTACGTAGAAACTCAGGAAACTTGGTAAAAGCACTAAAACAACAGAATTTAATATAAGGTACCACAAATATTTATATACTAATTAGATAGAAAAAGGTTATATTTGAAAACGGTTTTCGACAATATTTATTTACAAAGCACACAAAATGTCATATTTAAGTAGCACATCAGTAGTAGTAGACGCAATTTTGACCAAAAAGGGTAGAGAACTTTTGGCAAGAAACGACGGCTCTTTTAGAATCACTCAATTCTCTTTGTCTGACGACGAGATTGATTACACCCTTTATAACCCTAACCACCCATCAGGATCTGCATTCTATGGCGAAGCAATCGAAGCTATGCCTATCTTGCAAGCGTATCCTAACGATCAGGAGATTATGAAGTATAAATTGATTACTTTACCAAGAGGTACTGCTAAGCTTCCGGTTATTGATATCGGATACAATTCTATAGCTTTACGTCAAGGAGCTTCTCTTTCTATTACTCCTCAAACCTTAAACTATTTGGGTGCTACAAGTACTTACGAGCAATCAGGCTACGTTGCTACTATCGGAGACGTAAGAACTATGAGTGCTTTCAATGGCTTAGGAGTTAATACACCAGAAGCTACGGCATTGAATACCACAACTACAATCGGTACTAACGTTAGTAAGACTGTAATTGGTACTACAATCAACTTGACAGCAACAACATTGAACACATTATTTGGCACTAACTCTACATTATATACCACATTAGTTGTAGTTGGTAGAGATTCAGGAGCTAGAATCAGTATTCCAGTAAACATTACAAAAGTAACTCAATAATATTAAACTATGTCATTCTCAAGATTAGACGCAACAGACTTTGTGATTTCAGCAGACTCGGTAACAGCACCAGCATGGAGCACAAATTCACCTGTTCTCACTCAATTTTTCACCTTAGCATCTAACGCTACAGGAAGTTATTACTTAGATGTGTATCAAACAGCATCTAATCTTAGCAACGCGGCTGTACAGTTTTCTATTGCTTACGGACACATTTACGGATCTGGTTCAGCGCCGTTGAATCCTTTGATCCCTCAAAATACTCCTAGTAGAATTACTTTTGGTCAGTATAGAAATCTAGTTTACGGAGATGCAGAATCTTCAGTAGACTTTTCTTATAATGGAACTGGAGTTACCTCTTCTTTAAGTTTGATTGCTATCCCGGTTGATAGAAACAGATATAAAGAAAGTTTAATGCCAGGCACTTTCAACTTAGTATTAGGTACAGGATCTGCTTTATTATCTTTGACTGATAACTCAAAC